CTAGTAAATTTGCATCAGGTAAGTATGCGATTGCCGAATGTGACCGTTGTGGTCAACGGTACAAGTTAAAAGAATTAAAGAAGCAAATATTAAAAACGCATTTGTATAACGTTAAGGTATGTCCTAGTTGTTGGGATCCAGATCAGCCGCAGTTGCAGTTAGGTATGTATCCGGTCAATGATCCACAAGCAGTTCGGGAACCAAGACCAGATATAAGTTACTTGGTGTCAGGTGTTGGTCCAAATGGCAACCCGGAAGGCGGTAGTAGAGTATTTCAGTGGGGCTGGAACCCTGTTGGCGGAGCAAGCGGTTTTGATACAGCTTTAACACCAAATGACTTGATTGCTGCTGGTCAGGTTGGTACAGTTACAGTAACAATTACTTAAGGAGTTAATCATGTATAAACGTGGCGCTGATGGCGTAGCAAAGAAAGGCAAAACAGAGGGCAAGAACCTTGGCAACAGCGGTCCAGTCGTTGCGGCAATGAAAGGTAAAGGCACACCAACTTCTGGTGGCGGCAAAACAAACGCTGACATGAAGAAGATGGGTCGCAACTTGGCTAAGATTGCAGCACAGAAACGAGGTTAATCATGGCTAAATTTAGCGCAAAAATGATGGGCAAAGAGGTCGGCGATGCTGGCATCTATGCTGAACCACACACAATGAAAGGTCAGCCCATGAACGTAAAGAACGCAATCGGCAAAAGGGTTGATCCAAACACCTTGGCTGCAAACCAAATGAAGCCCGGCACATGTGCTGGTCGTGTCAGCGCTGGAGACCCTGCGCGTGATGATATTAAAACGACTGGCATTAAGATGCGTGGCGCAGGTGCTGCAACGAAAGGCACAATGTGCCGTGGCCCAATGGCTTAAGACATGAACTATACCCAGCTTGTTACCGCGATTGAGGACTATACGGAGACCACCGAATCGGTGTTTGTCTCCCAGATCCCTACGTTCGTACAGCTTGCAGAGGAGCGCATCTATAACGCTGTGCAAATTCCTGCAATCCGTCGTAACGTTGTTGGTAGCTTTACAACTGGGGACAAGTACTTGTCTTTGCCAACGGACTACTTGGCGACCTTCTCGCTTGCTGTAACGGACACATTTGGTGACCAACAGTTCTTGATTGATAAGGATGTCAACTTCATTCGACAGGCTTATCCCAACGCTTCTGACACTGGGCTACCCAAGTACTTTGGGCAGTTTGCTCCCTATACGTTCATTATTGGTCCGACCCCTGACCAGAACTATGTGGTTGAGCTTCACCAGTACTATTATCCCGAGTCAATTGTTACTGCTGGTACTAGCTGGCTTGGTGATAACTTTGAGTCCGCGTTGTTGTATGGTGCGTTGCGTGAAGCTGTGATCTTCCAGAAAGGCGAGCAGGATATGGTCGCTTACTATGAGCAGAAGTATCAAGAGTCATTGGCGCTCCTGAGAGATTTGGGTGATGGTAAGGATCGTCGTAGTGCTTACCGTGACGGACAACTTAGACTTCCTGTGCCGGGACCGGTGCGGTAATTATTTATTAGGAGCCTTTCATGGCAATTTCGCAAGCAATGGCAACATCGTTCAAGGTTGAAATCCTTGACGGTATCCACAACTTTGGCACAGGTGTTGTACGTGCTTCAACCGCAGCAGACACGTTTAAGATTGCTCTGTACACATCTGCAGCTACATTGAGCGCAGCAACAACCGCGTATACAACTTCTAACGAAGTAGTTGGCACAGGCTATACGGCTGGTGGTAATACGCTGGTTGTGTCGGTTGTTCCTGTTTCATCTGGCACGACTGCATACCTGTCGTTTTCCAATACATCTTGGACGACTGCTTCGATTACTGCCCGTGGCGCGATGATCTATAACGCATCACAGAGTAACAAGTGCGTTGCGGTGCTGGACTTTGGTAGCGACAAGACCTCGACTGCAGGTACTTTCACTATCGTCTTCCCGACAGCGGATGCGACAGACGCCATTATTAGAATCGCTTAGTAGGAGCCTGACATGGCTCTTGTGCTTGCGGATCGCGTAAAAGAATCCAGCGTAACAACTGGAACGGGAACCTTTACGCTTGACGGCGCTGTAACAGGCTACCAGACGTTTAGTTCGGCTATTGGTAATGGCAACACCTGCTACTACACAATCGCCAGCCAGACGCTCAACGAGTGGGAAGTAGGTATTGGTACGGTTGGTGCAGGCACACTTGCTCGCACGACTGTTCTTTCCTCTTCTAACGCCGCCAGTCTTGTTAACTTCTCCGCAAGTACAAAGGATGTGTTTGTTACATATCCTGCAGAAAAGTCGGTATACCGTGACTCAACAGGTGATACAGTCCAGCAAAACTTTAATGCGTTGTCGGTCACAAGTACCGCGACGATTGGTAATGCTGCACTGACCACAGGCACGATATCTACAACTCCTGCAGCAAGCACGGACATTGTTAACAAGACTTATGTTGATACGCTTGTTTCTTCTGGCGTTCACTTTCACACGCCGGTGCGGGTTGAGTCTCCAACGCCTCTAACTGTTACGTATAACAACGGCACGGCTGGTGTTGGCGCGACGCTTACAAACGCTGGCACCCAAGTTGCGCTGGCTATTGATGGTGTAACGCTAAGTGTTAGCGACCGTGTTTTGGTTTATACGCAAGCTAGTGCAACACAGAACGGTGTGTATGTTGTAACTGACATTGGATCTGGCTCAACAAACTGGGTGATGACACGCTCAGACGATACAGATACATACGGCATCGACAGCCCGAATGCGTTGAGTGAAGGTTCTACCTTTTTTGTAACGGCTGGTACGACCGGTGCGGGTGAGATGTATACCTGCAACACCACAGGCGTTATCACTTTTGGCACAACAAACATTACGTTTGCCCAGATTTCGTCAGCACAGATCTATTCTGCTGGCACAGGGTTAACCCTAACTAATACTACCTTTAGTATCACCAACACGGCTGTAACGGCTGCTTCATATGGCTCTGCATCGAGCGTACCAAACTACACGGTTAACGCACAAGGACAACTGACTTTTGCTGCAAGTACTCCTATTGCGATTTCGTACACGGCTGTATCAGGTCTGGCACCATCTGCTACTACAGATACAACTAATGCAAGCAATATTACTTCTGGCACTTTGCCTACTGGTCGCTTGTCTGGCTCTTATACCGGCATTACTGGAGTAGGCACGATTGCTGTTGGTGTGTGGAACGGCTCTGAAGTTACTGTTCCTTACGGCGGTACCGGCGCTGCAACCTTAACGGGTTATGTATACGGCAACGGTGCGTCAGCAATGACGGCATCAACCACCATCCCTAACACCGCAATCACCGGCTTGGGTACGATGTCTACCCAGAACGCCAACTCGGTAACGATTACGGGTGGTGCAATTGATGGCACGACAGTTGGAGCAACTTCTGCAGCGGCAGGTACGTTTACCTTCCTGACTGCAACCACATCTTATTTGGGTACGGTCTCGACTGGAACGTGGCAGGGAACTACAATAGGCACAGCTTACGGCGGTACAGGACTCACATCCTTTACTTCTGGCGGTGCGGTGTATGCAACCTCTTCTTCTGCGCTTACAACGGGTACTTTGCCTGTTGGTTCGGGTGGTACAGGCGCTACAACGCTTACGGCTAATAACGTCTTGTTGGGTAATGGAACGTCCGCCCTGCAGGTTGTGGCTCCGGGAACGACGGGTAATGTACTGACTTCTAACGGAACTACATGGGTTAGCCAAGCTGGTGCTGGGGCAGACGATGCGTACTTCCTTTCTTTTATGATGGGTTAACATGGCTACTTACGCAAATACCTCTTACGTTGCTAAGAACGTTGGCACAGCGGGCGCTACGCTTACAACTGTTTCTTCTGGCACTTTAGCCATTGCAAGCTTTATTGTTGCAAATACAACGGCATCTCCAATCACGGCAAGCGTGTTTATTACCCGCTCGTCTGTGGACTACTATATTGTGTATCAAGCAACGGTGCCTGTTGGCGGTTCACTTGAAGTAATTCAGGGAAGCCGTGTGGTGTTGATTGCTTCGGACATATTGAAGGTTGTAACAAGCGCAGCCTCTTCTGCGGACTGTGTGGTATCTGCTTTGACGGCGGTGTGATATGGCTTTCATTGGCAACACCAACACAACACAATCTTTTGCCCCAGCTATTGATTACTTCAACGGCAATGGTTCAACTGTTGCCTTTACGCTTTCCCGTCCTGTAGCATCTGTCGCGCAGGTTCAGGTTGTTGTTAATAACGTTCAGCAAAACCCAGCCGATGCCTACACAGTAAGTGGCAACACCATCACGTTCACCTCTGCCCCATCGTCGGGTACGAGCAATATCTACGTCTACTACACAAGCCCAATCACGCAAGTTGTACAGCCTTCGACTGGTACGGTAGGTAAGACTCAGTTAGATGTATACGGCGGCACAGGTACAGGTGCAATGACCGTGCCTACAGGCACAACAGCACAAAGACCTTCAAATCCAGTTGTTGGTGATACACGTTGGAATACAACGCTTGGGCAGCAGGAAGTTTTTGTTGGTTTTAGTATTTGGCAAGCAGTTGCTACCAACACTTACACAGTGTTTTATATGCTTGTTGCTGGTGGCGGTAGCGGTGGTAACGGAGCTGGAGGTGGTGGTGCTGGTGGTTTATTAACAGGCAATCAATCTGCAACTATTGGAACCGCTTATACGGTTACTATTGGCGCTGGTGGGGCAGCAGCAAGTGGGTCAAATACTACAGCGTTAGGTCTTACTGCTATTGGTGGCGGGAATTGCGTTGGGTCTTCTAGCAATGGTACTGCAGGTGGTTCTGGTGGTGGAGGCGGTAGAGATGCTAACACTGGTGGTGCTGGCACTGCTGGTCAAGGTAACGCTGGCGGGAATGCTGGCACTACTTGTGGTGGCGGTGGCGGTGGAGCTGGCGCTGCGGGAGGGGTTGGCAGTGGTGGTTCTGTCGGTGGCAGCGGTGGAGTTGGTTTAGCTAATTCAATTTCTGGTTCTTCTGTTTTTTACGCAGGGGGAGGCGGTGCTTGGGGGGCGTCAGGTTATGGCTCCGGAGGAAACGGCGGCGGTGGAACTGCTAATGGCACAACCGGAAACAATGGGACAGTAAATACAGGCGGTGGCGGTGGCGCAGGGGGGTCTTCCTCTGGCACTGGCGGCTCAGGTATTGTAATCATCAGCTACCTCGGTACACAACGCGGCACAGGCGGCACCGTTACATCATCAGGCGGTTATACAATTCATACGTTTACAACAAGTGGTACGTTTACGGCTTAATTCAGGAGAATATTCATGGGCCATTTCGCAAAAGTAGTAGACGGCAAAGTGACACAAGTGATTGTCGCTGAGCCTGAGTTTTTCCAAACATTCGTAGACAGCTCGCCCGGTACGTGGCTCCAAACCAGCTATAACACACACGGTGGCGTACACGCTAATGGTGGCACTCCACTAAGAAAAAATTACGCTGGCGTAGGTTATTCCTATGACGCAACCAAAGATGCATTTATCCCGCCACAGCCATTTGCTTCGTGGACGCTTGATGATGTTACTTGTTTGTGGAACGCCCCGGTAGCTATGCCAGCAGACGGTAAGTTATACGCATGGGACGAAGCTACAACTAGCTGGAAAGAAATCGTTTTAGAAGCAGCTTAAGGAATAGCTATGCCTATCAGCACCATTGGCTCGTATGGGTTTGAACCTACACAGTGGACAACTGCTGGTAGACCGTCTTCGCCTTTCCTTGGACAGCAGGGTTGGAATACTACGCTTGGTCGGCTCGAGGTTTATGTTGGTTTAAACACTTGGACATCTCTAGCTGCTGCGCCGTATGCGGTTGAGTATTTTATTGTCGGCGGCGGTTCTGGTGGCGGTGGGGCAATATACGGTTCAGGTGGTGGCGGTGCTGGTGGGTATACATTATTTGGAACTACTAGTATTGCCACTGGAGCAACTGCGGCTATTGTTGTTGGTGCTGGTGGTGCAGGCGGAACGTCAGGCGGGGGTTACGGAGGTAGTGGGATAGCGTCAACAGCAACGATTAGCAGCACAACCTATACAGCTAATGGTGGCACTAGCCTAGCAAGCAATTACGTAGGAGGCAACGGCGGTTCAGGAGGTGGAGGTGGGTCGTATACGCCTACCGCAGCCGGTGTTGGCGGTTCAAACGGCTCAGATGGCGGCGATGGTTTTTACGGCAAAGGCATTGGGCAAGCAACTACAACTAGATATTTTGGGGATGTAGCCGGTGCTTTGTATTCAGGCGGTGGCGGCGCTGGTGGTAGCGCATATAACGGCACTAACGCAGCGGGGGCTGGTGGGGCTGGCGGCGGTGCAAACGGTGGCGCAGCAAGCAGTACAGGAATTTCTGCATCGGCTAACACTGGTGGCGGTGGCGGTGGCGGTGGTGGCAATTCAATTGGGCAAGGTGCTGCTGGTGGAGCCGGTGGTGCTGGTGGCTCAGGTGTTGTGGTAATCCGCTATTCTGGCTCACAACGTGGTTCCGGTGGAACTGTTACATCGGCAGGTGGTTACACATACCACACATTCACAACATCTGGCACATTTACGGCGTAATCTATGTATATCGGAAATAGCCCTCTATACCAATCGTTTATAACTGATACCTTCAGTGGTAACGGCTCGACGACTGCCTTTACGATGACTGTGGCTCCTGCCAACACGCCGTCTGTGCTTGTGGCTGTTAGTGGCGTTCTTCAAGATCCCTCTACCTATGGCGTAGCAGGGACAACGCTTACCTTCTCAGGTGCGCCTCCAACTGGCACAGGAAACATCTCTGTCCGTTATCTTGGCATCCCCGCTTCTGGTGTAACCACAGCGTCTTATCGTACAGTCACAGAATTTACAGCAACAGCGAGCCAAACAACGTTTACACCAGCCTCATACACGCCGGGGTTCATCAACGTATACCGCAACGGCTCACTGCTTGGTTCGGCTGACTACACTGCTACGAACGGCACAACTGTTGTTCTTGCTGTTGGTGCAACGGTTGGTGACTTGGTTTCTGTTGAGTCGTTCTATGTAAGCTCGGTACTAAACGCCATCCCTGCTACATCGGGGTCAATTAGCTCCACGTATCTTGCCGCAGATTCAGTAACCGCTACACAAATTGCTGCTGGCGCTGTAGGCAGTAGTGAGCTTGCCGCTGCCGCTGTTGGACCCACGAATCTAAATGGCGCACAGACTGGTTCTGCGCCTGTTTATGGCGCACGAGCATGGGTGAACTTTAACGGCACAGGTACAGTTGCTATTAGAGCAAGCGGAAACGTATCAAGCATTACAGATAATGGCACTGGGCTGTACACCGTAAACTTTACAACTGCAATGCCGGACGCAGATTTTGCTGCAACGCTCAACAGTGATGACAATTCAGGCAATGAACCACAAATATTAACGTTTAGAAGTTCAACTGCTTCAACGCTTTTAATAGGCGTTTGGCGTTCAGGTTTTGGTAGGTCTGACCCAGCCAATTGCCAAATTGCTGTTTTTCGTTAGGAAGAATCATGAACCAGCGAATTATTTATCCTACTAGCACTGGCGGCGTAGCAGTGATTGTCCCAGCGGTTTCGGTTGAGCTTGCTTTGAAAGATGTGCCAGATGGTAAGCCATACAAGATTGTTGATGTTTCTGAAATCCCATTAGACCGCACATTCCGTGATGCTTGGGAGTATGCAGAATGATTATTATTAATTTTAATA